TTCAGCAAATTTGATTACTAGTGAAAATTTTGTTGGCACAAATTTACAATTGAGTTCGATTGCTATAGAAGGCAATAATATTAGGACTTCAATAACTAATCAAGATTTGTTACTGAGTGTAGACGGTACTGGAACGATAAAATTACAAGAAGCAGTTGAAATAACTGGAGTTCTTACCACAATCGACACAACAGAAGCATCTTCAACCACAGTGGCTTCATTGGTAGCACTGGGTGGCGTTGGCATTACAAAAACGTTAAGAGTGGGATTTGACTCATATGTAAATTCAGTAAGAATTGGCAAGGGCACAGCAAGCATTGCTACCAACACAGTGCTAGGAGTTACTGCATTAAATGCTGTAGTAGACGGTACAGACAACACAGGTGTAGGATTCAACAGTTTGAATCTTGTCAGTACTGGCGATTTCAATACTGCTATTGGATCAACTGCGTCGGATTCATTGACCACTGCCAGCAGTAATACATCATTGGGGTATGCATCACTCACTGCCAACGTCAGCGGTGACCAAAATACTGCGGTAGGAGCCAATGCACTCAGCGCAACTCTTGGTGCTAAGAACATCGGTCTAGGTTACAATTCTGGCAGTGCATTGGCAACTGGCAGTGCCAATGTGATAGTAGGATCAGCCACGGGTAGTACTATTACAGGTACCGACAACAATATTCTTCTGTCTGACGGTGACGGCAACATAAGACAAACATTTAACAATGCTGGTGTAGCCACATTCAATGCAGCAGTCACAGTGACCGGCACAGTCAGTGCAAATGATGCCACAGCCAACGGACATTTACCAACCTTTAGACAAGTTCAAAATTTAACACTGGCCTATATGTTGTTAGGGGTAGGGATTTAAATTTCTCTCATCACTTCAATTATTGTTTGAATTTTCAACTGAGTATTTTTGTTTCTAATACTTTGTTCTAACCCCTGATGTGTGGGTTTAGGCAGATGATTGATGTCAAACCATCCCCAGCCTGAATGTTCGTCGCTTAATTTTACAAAAAATTCACTGTCTATGATGCAAAAATAAGTGTTGAACATAAACACTTGATCGTTGCTGACAAATTTTTCTAAGGGAATTATTTTGATAAAGTCGGGCAAACAACCAATTTCTTCTTGAAGTTCTCTTTGCAACCCTTGAAATGCTGTTTCACCTTCAACAACAGTGCCGCCTGGCAACACCCAACGCCCAGCATGTTTGCCTTCTGTTTTTTGTAATAATAAAATTCTAGAAGAATCTTTGGCACAGATTATTGCACCACTACATTCTATACGTTCTTTTAAATTTCTAATCTCCATGTACCGGCCCTATATTCCCCTTCAAAGGATTTGACCCATGATAGACCATTCCATTTGTACTGTACCCCAGTGTATATATTTGTTTGATAGATCAATTGGTCTTGACTCTGGCTAGCATCAAATATCACTATCCATTTAATTCCGTTGTATTCTATAATGTCATTTTCTTTGGCAATTAAATCACTATTGTCAGTACCTTTCCATGCATCTGCTCCGTCGACATTGGCAGCATCGCCTATATCTTCGATAATGAGATATCGAGTACCAGTAATTGGATTGGATAATCCATGGCCCGGCCCCACTCTAGTAGGATCAATGACAGCGTCAAATGTTCCAGGACTACCTGGTCTGTTGACTGCACTTAATACAGTATTGGTCGGAAAAGAATCTACATCATAGTTTACAGTAATATAATTTTCATCCAGCGGATTAAGACTGAAAGTGCCTACAACTTCTGTAAAGTTACTTTGTTTGAGATAAATTTTACTATATCCTGCTTTGTACTTTCCAGGATAATTGTCTAGAATTTTCCTCCAGTTGATTTCAGGACCCATTTTGATAGGAATCTCAATACTGTCGTTAGTGGCTGTGACATGCTCATACTTGTCTAGAATTTGTACTTGACCGTTGACAACTAATATGCCAAATCCTCCAAGACTAATCTTTGACATATTAATTAGATTACCACCAGAAGAAAGATTGCCACTATTAGAAGATTGGTTACTGCCTTGAGGAAATAATTCATTGCCAAACTCTAATTGAATATCCTGCAATGATGGATTTTCTATACCCTGCGTAATGCTGGCAATAATGTTGGTCACTATGCCCAACTGTTTGACTTTGACTGGCGGGCTGATGTATATAGGTGCTTCTAAGGTTAGAGTAGCAATGTCAATATTCGATGCAGTGCCTACTGGGATACTTCTATTGCTAAATGTCAACTGTGTGAGATCCACAGTGCTTAGACTAGTCCAATCAATATAGTTGTCAGTAGTTTGAATATCCAAACTGGGATTAAACAACACCAGTATCTGTTCTAAAATTTGCAATTTTTGATCAGTGCTGCTGCTCCAAATATCTACCTTGAAACTGGCTTTGTAAGGTGTTGGCATCAGCCTTTCTACAGTGTACTGGTGCCCTTGACTGCTGGTATATTCTCCTGTAGCCGAATCATATTCGCGTTCTCTAATATGTAATTTTCCCACATAACTTGAATCAGATAATCTCGAACGATCTAGTTGTAGGTCATTTAGATATACGGCCATACGTGGCGCGGCAGCCAGTTTGTTCTCACTGTTGTCACCTAATAGGCTGGCAATCTGACGATCAGTGTCACCGTACAGTACTGGCACTCTGACCAATGTTCCATCACCGTACTTTACACTGAAGTTGCTGAGCAGTCTGATAATTTGTGTAATATATCGTCTAATTTGACCATCATAAAAATGTTGCATTATAAATCTGCCTTAGGTTTAAGTGCTTTAGATAAACTAGAACGTTGATTGTCTGCAGTGGAATATAAAGTCCATTCGATACGTTGTCCCACAGCAATAGGTTCAAATATCTTTATAGATATAAATCCTGATTGATTTTGTATAACCACACTGTCCTGCGGAACTATGTTGCGATCAAGAATAACCTTGGCACCATATGCACTATTGTAAGCAGTTCGTGTGGTAATTACCCCGGTGGTTCTGTTGAATGCACTGGTTTCGTCAGCAAGAACAAATGTATTAGTAACACCTGCTACAAATATATCGCTAGTGAGTTTGTCAAAAAACGCCTTGTCAGTGTTGTTGATAAAACTAGTTTTCTGAGTTTGACGAGTGTCGGTATTGGTCAATGTATGACGTTGCATGTCTTCGTATTTGACCCATCTGTTGCCAGTGAATCTAAACAGTCGATTTGGCAAGAAATCTGTACGAAGGAAAAAATCGCCTTCGAACGGGTTGGCTTGGAAACTGATACCGTGACCAAAATTTACTCCGTTAGGAGCAACCCCGTCTTCGACCATGTAACCACTATAGCCTTCTCTATCAGGACGTTCTGCAATTCTACTGGTATCTAGATTGGTCATAGATGCATCTAAGTTAGATTCATCTATAGTTTGTAATCGTGGATTGCCATCGTCATCTACTGCCAACGTGTAGAATTGTCTAGTTTCAAATCCACTTTTAGGAGCATCTGCCTCTGCTTGTGCAATCACTGCGTCATTGATTTCTAAATCTTTGGCTTTGGTGCTCAGTATGTCTTGTAAAGTATTACCAGAATACACAGCCCATGCAGCATCATTAGGTGGCGTCAGCACAGTGCCATTAGGACTGTTGAATCCAGATTTCACTTGATACAATACACCATCTAATCTCACAATTTGACCAGTGAAATATTCTGTAGCGGCAACGTGATCGCCTACAAATTTATCATAGTCTTCACCTACAGGTTTTGTCAACACATCAGCAAATTGCTGACTGTCAATTATTTTCTTTATTTTTAATCTGTAGAGATGAGGATACCAAGTTTGACTAAACCCTTCACTAGCACGGCCAACATCTTCTATGGCATAATATCTTGGCAAACTTACATCGAACCCGTTGAGAGCAAATTCGTCTTTCAAATGTGGCAATTCAACAACATCTCCACTGAGTGGTTTTCTACCAACAATTTTAATCCAGTCATTGATATGTACCACCAACATGATCAGATCAGTGTCAATGAATATGCCAAACTGACTGAGATTAAAATCAATGTTTTGCACTTGATAATGACCACGGCATCTATAAATGTCCGGATCATATTTGCGATCTCGATTCTCTAACAACAACAAATCTTGTATATTTGTTGGAGATAGATTGTCATACTGCGGTTGATCAGCAGTAGCATTGGCATCTGTGGGATTTTTAGGCCCCAGATATTTGTGAATATACAAGTCCGTACCGCCAATCTGAAACATTTCAGAAACTTGTCGATCAATGAATTTGTAGTCGTTGCCTTTTTCGGGCCGATATAAACTGAGTCTTGGCATAATACATATTTAGCGGGCATAAATATACTTGGAGAATCAAATGTCTGAAAATAGCAACTTAGAAGAACGTCAAAAAGTCTATGATTACATACGAGCCATGCTGGGTGAAGGTATGGTAGATGTCGAACTTGATCCAATACATTATGAAACTGCTGTTGATCGTGCGCTGACACGGTTTAGACAACGTAGCCCTAATGCAGTTGAAGAAAGTTACAGTTTTTTAGAATTTGTCATTGAACAAAATGAATACAGATTACCCGACGAAATTATCGAAGTAAGACAGTTGTTTAGACGCAGTATCGGCAGCAGGTCTGGATCAGGAAGTGGCGGCACACTGTTTGAACCCTTTAACATGGCTTATACCAACACGTACTTGCTCAGCGGTAATATGTTGGGCGGCTTATTGACATACGAACTGTTTTCACAATATCAAGAACTGGTGGGGCGCATGTTTGGTAGTTTTATTGAATATCACTACAATCCCAATACTCACATATTACGTGTGTTGCAACGTCCTTTTGCATCAGGCGAAATAATCTTAATGCGAACCTATAATTATCGTCCAGACTGGGCATTGTTAACAGACCTGTATGCCAAGCAGTGGCTGAAAGACTACAGTTTAGCAGTGGCCAAGATCATACTGGGCGAAGCACGTAGTAAGTTTGCTCAAATTGCCGGGCCAGGTGGCGCAGGTGGTCTCAATGGTGCAGACCTCAAGTCAGCAGGCAAAGAAGAAATGGCCGCATTGGATAAAGAATTGGAAACATTGATTTCCGGTGGCACTGGCTATACATTCATTATAGGTTGACACAGCCAACAATTTTCTATAAAATATACTATCTCAGGAGATAATATGATTATAGGAATCTGCGGTTTTATCGGTCACGGCAAAGATACTGTTGCTGACTATCTAGTAAATTTTCACGGATTTAGAAGAGAAAGTTTTGCCAATACATTGAAAGATGCTGTGGCTGCTGTGTTTGGGTGGGACCGTACAATGTTAGAAGGACGTACGGCACAGGCCCGTGAATGGCGAGAACAAGTTGATCCTTGGTGGAGTCAACGTCTAGATATGCCTAATCTAACACCCCGCTGGGTGTTACAATACTGGGGTACAGAAGTGTGTAGAAAAGGCTTTCATGACGACATATGGATTGCCAGCGTAGAAAACAAGTTGCGCAACTCGCGAGACAACATTGTAATTTCAGATTGTCGTTTCCCTAACGAACTGCTGTCTTTAAAACGTGCAGGCGGCGCTATTGCTTGGGTACAAAGAGGTGCTTTACCCGAATGGTATCAGGATGCTGTCAGTGCTAATCAAGGCAACAACATAGGTATCAATGCTATGAAAATGCGTAAAATACATGCCAGTGAGTGGGCTTGGATTGGCAATGACTTTGATCATATTTTAGATAACAACGGTAATATTGACGATCTGTATGGCCAGATCAAAAATCTGGTGACAGGTCTCCCTGTTTCCAAACAGTTCCCTCTTTGTGCAGAACACGCTGACAGTTTGCACACACTGTCTTGAGATTGGCGTTTCTACTGTTGTTTAAATTGCCGTCTACGTGAAATACATTGAATTGTTCTCGATGCTTGCTTTTGAATCCGCATTTATCGCACACTGATTTCATACGATATCCGTCCTGATACCATTTGGGCACACCCTTGCCAGCCCCACCATATCGCAAGCAAGATTCACATTGACTGCGATAGTATATTCTGTTGTTTTTTCTATAGTTAATGGCTGCGGGTCGCATGCCGCATTTACATAAGGGTCTATTCATCTAGTATTTATTGCCCTTTTTGACCCCTTTTCTCCTAATATTATCGCCCTGATTTATATGTCTTTGGGTAAATAAAACTAGCAACACTCTTAGGAGAGATACAACATGGCATTATCATCACCCGGCGTACAAGTCAGCGTCATTGACGAAAGTTTTTACACACCCAGCGAACCAGGTACCGTTCCGCTGATAGTTGTGGCCACAGCGGCCAACAAACAAAATGGAGCAGGCACAGGCATTGCAACAGGTACACTAGCATCAAGTGCTGACACATTGTATTTGATGACCAGTCAACGCGATCTATCTGACACATTCGGCGACGCAATTTTCAAAACTGACGCAAGTAATAATCCAATTCATGGCGGCGAGCAAAATGAATATGGTCTGCAAGCAGCATACAGTTATTTAGGCGTCAGCAACAGAGCATTTGTACTACGTGCAAATGTTGATCTATCACAACTAGATGCTACCGCAACTGCTCCAAGTGCTAATCCAGCAAACGGAACATGGTGGTTAGACACCAGCAATACCAAGTGGGGTATTTTTGAATGGAACAGCGATGCTGCCACAGTTGGCGGTAACGGACAAAAGTTTATCAACAAAGTTCCATTGGTTATCACAGACACAACTAAAGTTGTAGACTTTGCTGGTCAAGACTACACTCCCAAGGGATCTGTTGGTGCAGTAGGTTCATATGCCGTGGTAGCAGTGACTACAACATTGGCAACATACTACAAAAATCGCAGCGGCATTTGGGTACAAGTTGGTTCTCCAGAGTGGGCACTAAGTTGGCCAACTATTGCCGGAACAGCAACAGTATCTGGAACAGTATCTGGAACAATTATTTTCACAGTTGATTTTGAAGCACTGCCAACAATCACACTGGCTGGATCAACACTCGCGGGGGTAGCAGCGGCTATCAATACTAGCACATACAATAATGCCGGTGTGTATGCCGCAGTGGTTAACAACAAGTTAGAAATTTATTCAAATAATGCATTAAGTGATGACAGTCAAGATAGTACTATTGCCAACACCATTACTATCAGCGGAACAGCATTGACAACACTTGGTATTACTGCTGGCAATTACTTAGTTCCTAGACTGTCAATTCAACCGCACACCACAGTACCCGAATACAAGCGTTCAGACAGTCCGGCTACAGTGATTGGTCGTCCAACAGGTTCTGTGTGGGTTAAAACAACAACTCCTAATCTTGGTGCTAACTTAGTAACAAAACGTTATAACAGTGCAACAGACGCTTGGGAAACAGTGGCAGCACCATTGTATGCTAACGGTGCAGCAGCATTGGCCGCCCTAGATCCCACAGGCGGTGGCGCAAACCTTGCAGTTGGTGCATTATACAGTAAATTCAATATTGAAGAAGATTTTGGTTTAGATCTTACACCAAGACTGGCCACATTCAAATTGTTTAGAAGAAATGCGATTGGTGCCACAACTATTACCAGTGCAGCCGTGACTGCATCTACATTTACAGCCGGTACTAATTCGTTTGTTATTGCAGAAAGTCTAGTTGGCGACGACGCTTATAGCAGCGATGTAACAGTTACATTTACTGCCAATGCGAATATAGATGATGCAGATGATTTTGCCAATGCTATTAATGCAGCAGGATTAATCAATGTTACTGCTAGTGTTGATAATTCTAACAGAGTTATTATTACTCATGCCACTGGTGGAGATATCTTAATTGGTGAAGGCACTAATACTCCATTCAACAATATTTTTAATCCGGGCGGTGTAACTCCGACTGCTAACTTGTATGTTGCAGCCACAGGAGATACTGCACATGATTATATTGCAACTCAGTGGAAAGCATTGTCATTTGAAGCCAGCCCAACAGAAGTTACTGCATTAGCAGAAGATCAACAGTTATGGTACAATTCTATTGTTGACGAAGTTGATATTATGATCAACGACGGAACAAATTGGGTAGGATATGAAAATTATCCTGGTTACAGCGGAACAGATCCTGCCGGACCAATTGTCAGTGCCAGTGAGCCAACTACACAAAATGACGGCACAACAGCATTGGTCAACGGTGATCTGTGGATTGATACTAGCGACATTGACAACTACCCAGTAATTTACAAATTCAACAGTTCTTTACCTGCTAACAATCAGTGGGTGTTGATCGATAAAACTGATCAAAGCAGTGAAGATGGAGTGTTGTTTGCTGATGCACGTTACAATACTTCCGGTGTTAACAGTGACGAGCCAGGATTAATTGCAGATCTATTAGTCAGTAATTATGTAGACCCAGACTGCCCACAGCCTGCATTGTATCCAAAGGGCATGTTGTTATGGAATCTACGTCGAAGTGGATTCAACGTTAAGAAATTTGTACGTAATTATATTGATTTGGCAGCATACAACACGCTTGTTGGCCCAGCACCTGGTCAATACATGAGTGCTTACTATCCACATCGTTGGGTCAGCGAAGCAGCAAACCAAGTAGACGGTTCTGGCACATTTGGCCGCAAGGCACAACGTGCAGTGGTTATCCAAGGCCTACAGGCAGTGGTCAACAGCAATCAAACTGTACGTGACAGCGACAGTCGTGTGTTTAACTTAATTGCTTGCCCTGGTTATCCAGAATTGATCGGCGAATTGATCACACTGAACTACGATCGTGGATTGACTGCCTTTGTAGTGGCTGACACACCAGCACGTTTGAACAGCAGTGCTACCAGTTTGTTAGCATGGGGCAATAATGACAACGGCTCAGCACAAGACGACGACCTAGGTGCAGTAAGTTTCGATGAGTATGCAGCAATGTATTACCCATGGGGCTTCAGCAGCGACAACTTTGGTAACAACATTGTTGTACCACCAAGCCATATGATGTTGAGAACTATTAGTTTGAACGATCAAGTGGCATATCCTTGGTTTGCACCGGCAGGTACACGCCGTGGCGGCATTACCAATGCAACATCAGTGGGTTATATCACTGGTGAAGGCGAATTTGAAACAGTGGCATTGAATGAAGGTCAACGTGATACGTTGGCAAGCATCAAAGTAAATCCGTTGACATTCTTGTCAGGTGCAGGATTAGTAGCATTTGGTCAGTATACTCGTGCTAGAAATGCCAGCGCATTAGACAGAGTCAACGTAGCACGTTTGATTGTATATCTACGTAGACAGTTGAACCTATTGGCTAAGCCGTATCTATTTGAACCAAATGACAAGGCTACTAGAGCAGAAATTAAAAATGCCTGCGAAAGTTTGATGTTGGAACTGGTAGGACAACGTGCGTTATATGACTTCTTGGTTGTGTGTGACGAAAGTAACAATACTCCAGCAAGAATTGATCGCAACGAATTGTATGTAGACATTGCTATTGAACCAGTCAAAGCAGTAGAATTTATCTATATTCCACTGCGTATCAAGAATACTGGCGAAATATCAGGTTTATAAAATAGATAAATAATACGACGGAGATAACATATGTCAGTATCAACACTTTCAAGATTTTCAGTACCATTAGGCGGCGCCAATACCAATGCAACTATGTTGCATCCAAAGTTAAAATATAGATTCCGAGTGAATTTTGAAAACTTTGGTACTGGCGCTGGTGGTGATGCTTTTGAACTTACAAAACAAGTGGTCAGTTTTGCTCGACCAACAATACAGTTTGAAGCAATCGAACTGCCAACATATAACTCAAGAATCTATGTTGCAGGTCGTCATGCATGGCAAACTGTTCAATGCACATTACGAGATGATTCTACCGGTGTAGTGAGTAAAAAGATTGGCAGTCAAGTTCAGAAACAGTTTGACTTTTTTGAAATGTCAAGTGCTGCATCTGGCGTAGATTACAAGTTTACTACCAGTTTTGAAATGCTTGATGGCGGTAATGGCGGTAACGAAGCAATTATCCTTGAAAGATGGGAATTGTATGGTTGCTACATTGAAAACGTCAACTATCAAGAAATGAACTATGGCACTAACGAAGCAATGACAATTCAGATGACACTGAAATTTGACAATGCTGTACAGACTGGTGCAGCCAGTTCGGGTATTGGTGTTCAGGGAATTTATGCAAGAACCAATGGTGCTATTGCCACAGGTGGCGGCGCTGCTGCGTAATATTACTAGCAACAGAAAAGGTCGATTTTATCGGCCTTTTTTTACGACATAAATAATATTATGGCAAACAAAGTAAATGGATTTTTCACCAACACCACATCGACCAATCTTCGTGATGCACGGCATGCAGCAAGAACATTTTCTGATGACACATTTCGACTGGCGCCAAAACACAAACACCTCTTTCATGTCAATCTTCAAATAAATCCACTGGCATATGCACTGCCGTCGATGCTGTTGCAAAATCCTAACGAAATTAATCTGTTGGTAAAAAATGCAACATTGCCTGGATTTAATATTAATGTTGAAACGGTTAATCAGTACAATAGAATAAAACAAGTACAGACTAAACAGACGTTTCAACCAGTGACTTTAAAATTTCATGATGACAACTATGGCACCATGCACAGGATGTGGCAAAATTACTATTCCTATTATTATGCAACACCGGGCACTGCTTTTGCCATAGGCAGTTATGCAAGAAATGCTATGAAAAATGAAATAGCCAACAGTTACAAATATGGTTTAGACAACGGCAGCACCAAACCGTTTTTTAAAAATATTGTTTTGTATCAAATGGCCAAACAACAGTACGTAAGTTACACCATGGTAAATCCTATCATCAAATCATTTGCATTTGACACAGTAGATTATGGATCAGGCCAACCGCAAGAGATTACAATGACTTTGGAATACGAAGGATTGTATTTTGGCAACGGCCGAGTAACAGATGGCGATCCATTAGGCTTTGCTATACAACATTATGACAAAACTCCTAGTCCCACTAAAATTGGTCCAGGGTTGCCGTTGGAGCAAGTTGGCGACAAAAAGTTTTACCAACCTCCCGCAGAAGCCTATGCAAATGCACTGAAAACAATCAACAGTTACCAGAATGCCAAGACCACTACGCAACGTGGACTTGATGCAGAAGGACAACGTATTATAAATCGTACATTGACTAATACCATCGGAAATGCCACAGTAGACACTGAACTACAACGTAGTGGAGGATTGAATAAAATTGTGATACCTCAATCTGCTGCTATCACGGCCAGTACCAAAGCAACCCCAAGGAATTTAGCATGAGCAGTTTACCAGGATCCACAACAGTGATCAACGACAGCAGTGGTGCTGTAAAAACTTTCTTTGACAATTACTTTTTATCGCAGATATCGTTTGCCGCAAGCGAAATAGATGCAGTAGTTGGATTTTTTACAAAACGCGGATTTGAGATTGATGCTGCAAGATCCACTGCTGTCAGTATTTTAACACAGGCTAAATTTGAAAATGTCAAACCATTTGCTGTAATAGACACACTAAAAGGTTTAACAGATGTACAACTCAGCAGAGTAGTTGCTGAAGTGTTGAATAACAATAGACAGGCTACCAGCGCATTGGGATACAGTCTACCGTTTACACAACAAAATTTCGAAGCAAGAAATATAAAGCCATGAGTAGATTTGCTCGAGGTAAATTTGTTCCAACACGACCAGCCAAATATGTTGGTAACAAAAGTCCCACATATCGCAGTTCGTGGGAATGGGCATTTATGAGATTTTGCGACAACAACGACAACATCTTAAAATGGGCCAGTGAAGCCGTACAAATTCCGTATAGAGATCCACTAACCAATCGCAACACTGTATACATCCCTGATTTTTTTATTCAATACATTGACAAGGATGGTCGAATGCTAACTGAGTTGATAGAAGTTAAGCCATCTAATCAAACACTGTTGGAAAAAGTTGGCCGCAATAAGAATAATCAAATGCAGTATATAAAAAATCAAGCCAAGTGGCAAGCCGCACAGGCATGGTGCAAAAGTCAAGGCATAAAGTTTCGTGTGCTGAACGAAACAGACTTATTCGCCAATGGCACTAGAAAACGATAAGTAAGAGTATGAAAAAACTTGAAGAAATTCTCAATCTCCCAGAAAATAAAAAAGAGGTTAAGAAAACACAAAAAGAAAATCTACCAGTAGAATCCACCGCTATGTTGCGAGACATCAGCGAATTTGATAAGATATCAGCAGCATTGCCAGTGGTCAAAGGCCTAGGTGATGTTGGCGACAAAGAATTAGATGATTTAGCACAACGTGCTACTGATGCCTATGATGATTTGATGGATTTAGGCATGAATGTAGAAGCACGATACAGTGGTCGTATTTTTGAAGTTGCTGGTACTATGTTGAAAAATGCAATTGATGCCAAGTCTGCAAAATTAGATAAAAAACTAAAAATGATAGAACTGCAACTTAAGAAGCAACAAATTGATCAAAAAGCAGGGCAAGAAGACACTGCTATTCAAGGACAGGGCGTGATTATTACAGATCGCAACAGTCTTATTGAAAAACTAAAGAGTATGAAATAAATATAGTACTAGGAATTTACCATGAAATCTTTTCAAGAACATCTTACAGAAAGTAAAAAGACTTATCCCTTTACTGTAAAACTATGCGGGGCACTGCCCGAGTCTGCTGACAAACAGATGAAAAGTGCTATGAACAAATATGTTGTGAATAAACTGTCAAAAGGTAAAACAACACCAATTCAATCTAATCCATTGGATTTTCCAGGACAACAAAATTCTGAAGTGCATGTATTTGAAGTTGACTTGGCATATCCCACAACCAGTGCTGTGTTAACAGAATTGCTGGCTGATAAATTATCAGTCAGTGCATCAAGAATACGAGTGAGAACTCCAGGTGAAATGGCTGAAATTGCACTGAACTTGCAATACAACGAACCCACTAACGAAAGTATGTTAGACAAAGACTACGAAGTCGACACTAGCGGTCAAGAGTTAGTTGGACAAAAACGTGTGGTTAATTTCTTAAAAGAACTTGGCAAAAATCCAGCCGAATACACACAGGTCAAAGATGCTAACGAACAACTGTTGGCAAAAACAGCACCTAAAGAAACAGCAAAAAACATGGACGAACTAAAATCTAGTGCAAGTCCTTTGGGGTCAACTCAAAACAAGATCCCTAGCCCTAAAGGAAAATAAAATGAACTTCAGCGAATTATACAAAAAAATTGCAGAATTAGACAATCGTCCAATGACCGAAAGCGACACATTAGAATCATGTGGTTCGCCCATGGGATCGTCACCTATTGCTCAACAAGACACAGTTTCGGTAAGTGTCAATATGAATGGCAGTGGCGCAGGTGGTATTCGTGACTTGATGGCTATTTTGAAAAATATTGAAGACACCGACGGCGACATGCCAGATATGCCGCATATGGATATTTCATCTCCTGGGGATATGGAGTTAGACGTTATGGATCCTACAGACATGCCGGGCGCTGACGATGACGAAGATTCTTTAGATCAAATCATGCGTCTATCAGGTAAGCCTACAATGTTACCTGGCAATGACGGGTTAGATGACGCAGACAAACCCAAAGAAGCATTTGCCAACGAACCCGATGAAAACTACAGCGACATCAGTGCATTAACACATGACAACGCTGGTGGTCTTAATGCACCACACAAACAGTATAAAAAAGAATATCCTGGCGATAATCCCATGGCAGAGAGCGTGAAAAATAGATTACTAAACAAATATCAATCATACAAATAATATTACTATTATGATTCAAAGCGGGCATGAGCCCGCTTTGTTATTTGTAAATACACTATGTCATCAAAATCACTAGACGGCGTTTTAGTTAAACGTGCTCACAAAAAAGAAACCTTTACTGAGAAACAGGTCAATGAACTATTGAAATGTGCTGACCCGGATACAGGGTATCATTATTTTTGTGAAAACTTTTTCTATATCCAACACCCAGTCAAAGGCAAGATGTTGTTTGAGCCATTTGGTTTTCAAACACGATTGTTGGACGCCTATCACAATTATAGATTTACTGTTAATATGTTGCCCAGGCAGATGGGCAAAACCACCTGTGCCAGTGCATATTTGTTATGGTTTGCAATGTTTAGTCCAGATCAAACCATATTGATTGCCGCACACAAATACACAGGTTCTCAAGAAATTATGCAGCGTGTTCGTTACGCCTACGAACTGTGTCCAGACCACATACGGTGTGGAGTCACTAACTACAACAAAGGCAGTATAGAATTTGACAACGGA